GTAACTGGGTGAACCTGATCACAAGAGACAGGCCACAAGAGTGCAGGCTATGCGGTTGGGACAAAGCAACTGTTGATGTTCACCACATCAAGCCTGTGTCCAAGTTTAACGGTGACGCTCTCATTTCTGAAATCAACGATCCCGAAAACTTAATCCTCCTATGCCCTAACTGTCACCGAGCGGTGCATCAAGGCGTACTCACATTGAAAGAAAAGGAAAGTCCCCATGGTTAAGTCACACCGCAAGCATTCAGTCCTCCGTGGCCCCAGCATCCAAGCGATGCTTAAGGAAGAGGCCAAGGCAATCGTCACCATCGAGACAGACGACCTGTTCATCGCCCTCGGCTACTACCTCGGCACTGTTGGCCGGTTCTACAAGATCGCAAGCTGTACCAATGCACGCCGCAACGAGTGGACCGTGGTGACGATCAACCCCGACCGGATCAAGAGCATCTCCAAACTCAGCTGAAAGTAAGGCAGCCCATGAAGAGCAACGTCAAAGTAACCCGCAAGCCTAAGACCCGATCACTGGGTCTTGAGGATCGTCGAAGGTTCGGTGCGAAGTCCAAGACCGAACGCTACTTACTTGACACCGATCACCCACACCGATCAGGCCGACGCAAGCGTACCGCTGACCATCACCGCTTCGGTCTGAAGTTTACGGGAGACAGTAATCCTTCCCGAAAAATGAATCCACTATTCACTAACTAAATCCCGAAAGGATCGAACCATGACCACTATCGCTTCGTCTGATTACGTCGATGCTGCCAAACGTCCCGCCCACAACCCCCGTGCTGGCTTCAAGCCACAGACCGTGGCATTGCCCGCCAAGCGTGTCACCCTCACTTTCCCTCGGCCCGTCCCTCGGTTGAATGCTAATAGCATCAGCATGAACAACAACGGAAGCGATAACCACACCCGATGTGACCTGTGGATGTGGTGCCGCAAGGTGGGACGAGGCGGCTACAAGTATGTTGGAGACGACAGGGAGAGGAACGTCGAGGCACTTGAGCATGTCCTCCGTGCGGAAGCACATAAACGGTGGCCTTCTTGGTCTTTCACTTCGATAATTAACTTTCAGTTTAACAGCGGCAAGCTCCCCACCCGTGCCCACGTCGCTGAGTTCTGGAACACGGCAATGATAAATGCCGGATTCCTCAGTAAGCGTGTGTTGGACCTGCACTCAAACTAAGAACGACCAATTCCGATCTTTCCTTTCGCTCTCATGTCCGCCTTAATCGGTGGGCATGAGGGTTTTTATTTATCCATTTCGTGATCAAAAGAATGTTCCAACAAATAATAAATAAGAAATGCAATAGATGCCGCAATCTGCTATCGCGGGATTCGTATCACAAGGATCGGATGGCCTCAGATGGGCTCAAGTCTATCTGTAAGTCATGCCATTCAATTACTGTGCGATGTCATCCATTCACCTGCAAGCAGTGTGGTACAGAGACCAGCGGCCACCGTGAAACCACCGGATTTTGCAATCATCAATGTCGGTTGGATTTCCTGTTTGAAACCAAAGCACAGCGGACACTTGACGATCTTATAGGGGAAAAAGGGGAAGACAGCAGCACGCAATAGTGTGGCTCAACATGCACGAACCGCCACAAGGGACAGACCACAGAAGTGCAGGTTGTGCGGCTATGATAGGGCACCCCCCGACGTTCACCATATCAAACCATTCGCAGCGTTCGCCGGTGACATCCTTATCGCTGAGATCAACAACCCTGACAACCTCATTCTGCTGTGCCCCAACTGTCACAGAGAGGTTCACAGGGGCACCCTCAAGATAGAAGCCTGAAGCACACCTGTTAGAGATTCAATACACATCACAGCCTACCTGTCCTCGGATGGGTGGGGGTGTTTTATTTTAACACCAACAGCCAGGAACAATCATGAACACATACACAGTAGACGTCGAAGGGATGGCGAAGGCGTCGAATGATCTTAGGTTCTTCAAGGTCTCATGGATTGCACAGAACAGTGAACTTCGTAAGTGCTTGACTAACGTGCAGGCACTGTTCAGCGATCTGGCCCAACAGGAGTGTGAACGGATACGGAAGCTCCACGACGAAGTAGGGATGTCAGCCTTCCGGGAAATCGCACGGCGACAGGATGGGGCGATGATGGTGGCGTTTGACAAGCATAATGGTGAGGTAGCTGCAAAGTCCCTCAAGCAACGGGACGAAGAGATTACCAAACTCACTGAAAAGAATGGTCAGCCCCACGATCACATCAGTAACATCGAGGCCCGGAACAGGAAACAGTCGTTCCTGATGGCAGACATGAAAAGATTACTGATGTCTACTTCAACTTTCCGTTAACACCATGAAATGCAACATCGACAGGCTCACCTGTGCTGCACCCATGTCCATTGCAGCAGCAGCAATCCAGCAACTAAGCAACACACAGGGACGTACCCCCGAGCAGCAAGCTATGGCTTCGGCGGTGGTGTTCATCCAAGTGTGTGAGCATCTGCAAATCCCGCCCAACGACCTCATGACTTGGGCGAAGAACATCCAACGGTATCAGGGCACACGACGCCCCGAGTTCCGTGCATTAACACAATTCATTAAGGAACAACTCTGATGGCTAAGTTTGTGAAGAAGACTGCAAAGTTCACCACCCCCAAGGGAACCTTTGTGTTCCCCGCACTGTCCGAACCCGACACCAAGTACAAGGACGCCGGTCAGTACCACTGCAAGTTGCAGATGTCCGCTGACGACGCCGCCCCGTTGATCGCAAAGATCGACAAGCTGTACGAAAAGTGGCTTGCTGAAGAAATCGTGACGCAGAACGAGAATCGACAGGAGAAAGCAGAGGCAGCTAACAAGAAAGCAAAGCCTCTCACTAAGATCAAGATCGCCGAACACAACATGCCCTACAAGAACGCCGTTGATCGGGACACCGAAGAGGTACTCGACGATGTCATTGTGTTCAACGCCACACTCACTGCCTCCGGTGTCTACAAGAGTGGCAAGCGTAAGGGTCAGGTATGGACCAACGATGCCCCCCGTGTTGTCGATGCCAAACGACAGACCATCACCGACCCTGTATGGGGCGGGAGTGTCGGCCTGCTTCGTGTCGAGGCAACCCCGTGGTTCAGCACTCTTGGCTTCGGTGTCAAGTTCGACCTGCTAGCCGCACAAGTGACCGATCTGGTTACCGCTGGTGGCCGTGTTGAGGAAGACGTTGAGGACCAGTTCGAGGAACAGGATGGCTACGTTGCACCCGAGAAGAGTGAGACAAGCACGGCCCCTGTTGCTAATGCTACTGAAGAGGCTGACCCAGACGATGAGTTCTAGTTTCACCCAAAGACGGATGAGGTATGCCAAGAGGACCGAGCGGGGTTTTCGCTCGAAGTCGGAAGAGAAGGTGGCCGACGACCTCTCCGCACGTTCCGTACACGCGGGGTACGAAGACACCAAGCTCACCTACACCTCGCACCACAAGTACACGCCCGACTTCACCATCCCGCTGAACAGTGGGACTGCTGTCAGGTTCCTTGAGGTGAAGGGGTACTGGGAGAGTGAGGACCGCAGAAAAATAGTTGCAGTCAAGGAAGCACACCCAGACGTGGACATCCGATTCGTCTTCGACAATCCCAACACTAAGCTACGACGTGGGTCCAAGACAAGCTATGGGGACTGGTGCGACAAGCACGGGTTCTTTTGGTGCAAGGGTCCGACCGTACCAGAAGAGTGGCTGAAGTGATACGTCAACTGAAACATGTGGCATGGGAAAATGTACCGCCAGGTGCTGGTGATTCTGTCAAGACCATCACCCGAGAGGCTCGGAAGCTCGGCATACTGTCGTGCCCCTACCACTACATTATAAAGCGGGATGGCATAGTGGAGGTAGGAAGGTCCATCCTGAAACCCGCAGGTATCCACTGCTCTGATGATGCGATCAATGCTAGCGATCTAATCCTGATCGGACTAATAGCACCGACCACCCCACGCCAGATCATCGTACTGGACAAGCTAATGCTTGCCATAGTTCGTCTGTTTCCCGGCATACAACTCAAAACTAAATAGGAACCCCACCATGACCGAATCAGAGTCCGAGCTTCTCTTCCATGAGGCTTGCCCTGCATGTCCTTCATCGGATGCGTTCGCTCGCTACGACGACGGCCATGGTTACTGCTTCAGCTGCTCTCATTACCTACCGGGTGAGGGTAGCATTCCAACTCAAACAGAGGAACCCCGAATGAAGACCAACCTGATCGATTCGGGTGAACCCTCGGCGTTAGTCAAGAGACGTATTGACGAACGCACATGCAAGAAGTTCAAGTACACCAAGTCCACCTACCAAGGACAGACCGTGCAGGTCGCACACTACTGTAATGCCCAAGGTCAACCGATAGCACAGAAACTCCGCTTCGCCGACAAGTCCTTCAAGTTCCTCGGCGACACCAAGAACTGTGGCCTGTTCGGTCAGCACCTGTGGCGTGACAGCGGCAAGCGTGTGGTCATCACCGAGGGTGAGATCGACGCACTGTCCATGTCGCAGGCACAGCAGAACAAGTGGCCTGTGGTGTCGGTACCTACTGGTGCCAAGGGTGCAGCTAAGGCTATCGCCCGAAGCATCGAGTGGCTCGAGAAGTTTGATCAAGTAGTCTTCATGTTTGACTCCGACCAGACAGGACAGGATGCAGCACTTGAATGTGCAGCACTGCTGTCACCCGGACGTGCAGCGATAGCCACACTGCCCAGGAAGGATGCCAATGAGATGATCAAGATGGGAGAGACCAAGGAACTCATCGATGCGATGTTTGCCGCTAAGGCATTCAGGCCCGATGGCATCCTGTCTCTCGCTGACTTGAAGGAAGAGGTACTAAAGCCTGTAGAGGATGGTATCCCTTGGCCTTGGGACACACTCACCAAGCTGACACACGGTCGGCGTAGAGGTGAGGTGTATATGTTTGGTGCTGGCACTGGTGTCGGTAAGACAGATGTGTTTACCGAGATAATTGCTCACTCCACACA